GACTTTGATAGCAGAGTGCCTGACAGAGATAGGACTTAGATACGGGGAGCAGGTAGACTTCTATCCTTATACGGTAGATTTCTACCTCTCCGAGTTGAAGTGGATAGTCGAAGCAGATGGCCCTTACGGACATTTCGGTAAGCGCGAGAAGAGACGGGACGCATACTTGATGAACTACGATGAAGTTGAGTATATTTTACATATAACAGCCACCTCGAAAGGGGCGATAAAGGAAATGATATGCCAGGAGTTAAACAACTAAATAGTAAAAGCCCTAAGAAGGCCGCTAAGAAAGAGACTGTACCTAAGTTTACTTATAAACAAGATGAGTGGCTTATCGACCAGCTAGAAATAGGACTGGAGCGTAGGCAAAGGCCGCCCCGAGCAGGGGTTTTCTATCCCTCTGCACTAGGGAATCTCTGTGACCGCTATTTGTATTATTCTTACAACGGTCTTTTAGTCGGAGAGACCATTCCAGGTAAGCTGCGGAGGATATTTGATAATGGAGACTTCCTAGGAAACAGATATGAATCTTATTTCAGTAAGCTTGGTGTACTAGTAAGTACAGAGCAGCCTCTTAAAGTAAACACCCCGTCAATTTCAGGGCGTATAGACTTCGTTATCCTGCATCCTGACGCCGGACACTTAGTCATCGAGCTTAAATCCATTAACGACAAAGGGTTTAAAGCTTTAAAGTATGCTCCTAAACCAGAACATCTGATTCAAATACAGCTTTATCTTAATATAGGTGGTTATGAAGATGGCGTCCTGTTGTATGAGAATAAGAATACCCAGGAAGTGAAAGCATTTAAAGTAGCAAAATCTGAGGAGACTATGGCAGAGATACTTGAGCGCTGTTTCGCAGTAATGGCTATGACACAAGCGCCTGAGAAGTGTACGGGTGAGTACTATTGCCAATGCAGGAATATAGGAGGGTAGTTAATGACACTGAAAATGGAATCTTTGGAGCCTAAATGGACTCCAATGAAAGCCTTAACCAAGGCTGACGAGTATATAAAGAATTTACCGGTTCAACCTATTAGTATAGGGTGGACAAAAGAGTATGATGTTGATTTCTCTAATCTTATGAACTCTTCTAATAGAGAGCTTGAGACATTTATTACGATGTTTGGTGGCTACCGTGCTTACCTAGAGACTGAGTTAGCCGGAATCACAGCTAAGAAAGGGGCTCTCGAAGCGGCCTTTGATGAAGGCTTCGCCACAGCCTCGTATACGGTAAGCCGAGATAGAGAGGAAGGCGGTCAGAAGAAGCTCACGAAAGAGGAGTTACGAGGCGCTATCCTCCTTACCTATGATGGACTAAGGGAGTTACGCAGGGATGTTATCGAGCTTGAGGTAGCCTACACCCGTGTAGGGGGTCTTTTGAATACGTATAAGGCGGCTTATGACGCTGTATCGAGAGTCGTCACACTGAGAACTATGTCTAAAGATGGGATTAAACTTGGTTAGAGGGTATAATAGAATAATAGCTGCAGAACAGACCAAGGTATCAATGAGCGAAGAGTTAGCACAGGAACTGAATACGTCCTCTACTCCTATATACATAGGGGTTGATTGCTCCTCTAGAGCTATACATGTTACGTGTGTGGATTCTGAAGAGAACATAGTAGGACGGGCTAAGTGGGCTAGTAAGGCAGATGACTTTGATGAGCGGTTTAGGCAAATAGGACTGGGGTTTGAAGCCTTTATTAAGTCCTTAACTAATAAACCTACCGTTGCCGTCGAGTCAGCCATCTTCATTCAGAACCCTAAGTCTACTATTGAAATTGCGACAGTCGTAGCCGCTGTACGACTAGGCTGTGCATTAAATGAGGTGACATGTGTACCGGTAGACAACCGACATTGGAAGAAGGTAGTCATTGGAAGGGGTAATCTTAACAAGCTGGGTATTACAGAGTATACGGTAGCAAAGTGGGGGGATGTACTCCCTGAGCAGGATTGGCGAGACGCGGCGTGTATAGCGCTATGGATAAAAAGGAGATAGAGAACATGGCAAAAGAACTGAAATTTTCATTTAATACTCCCAATGAGAGAGTAAAATATCCTTATGAGGACACTTTCACAGAAGAGATTCCTGACATGGAATCCTTAAAAACTCAAAAAGGAACTGTAATCTGGTGTGATTATATAGACTGCATTAATAACAAGGAGGCTGAGGGAGTGCGACGCACTACGGGTTCAATCCTTAAGAATGTTGCTTACAATCCTCTCAATGAACAGGAGCATATCTGGACGCGTGTATGTGGTCGAGACGAGATAGCTATTCAGTTTAAACGGTCAGTAAGCCCGTCAGGGGGCACTTTTAAAGTCCCTGCGTGTTTTACGGCTTCCACTAAAGTTAAGGGCCACTTAGATTTCGCTAAGCTGCTACAATCAGATGGGACTCCCTACGGCGGGTCAATTGAGTCACAGAATCCAAGTTACTAGACGGGGGACATATGCCTAAAGTATTCTCACCTAAGATTAAAGAACTGGCTCATAAATTATATCTGGAGGGGCAATCCGCTGCTGATATTAGCGCAGCCATTCAGAAGAAACATAAAAGCCAGGTAGGAGTTTCGACTATTTATCAATGGGTACAGGCGAACGACTGGAAGGTTTCTAAGGCGGTAGCTCGTACAGCTTCTCTAGAACAACTTCAAGAATCCGAGACTCTTAGATTTCATCGTATTCAACAGGAGCATTTAGATGTATACGGTAAACTACGCACCAAAGCTGCGACCGAACTTGATACGCTTCAATTTGATAGGGCCTTCGATGCGGCCAAGGCTCTAGATGTAGGAATTAAAGGAGAGCGTAATGTTATCGAAGGGTTAATTAACCTCCATTTTATTCAGGAGATTATGGGAGTGCTGGTGGAGGAGATTCAAGACCGTGACATACTAGCTCGTATAGCGGTACGGTTAAAGACTGTTATGATAGCAGGTGCTGATAATGAGTAATGACCCAGCGGTTTCGTTTGAAGAAGCCTTTAGTAGATTAGGAGATGGGCTGCTTAACAACCAAACGGTAAAGGTTGGTAGTTTCTGGGAATTCTTACGAGATGTTTGGTCTCAATCCTTTGACCACCCGGAATACTTCAAGGCATGGCATGTGGGCGTACTAGCTGAAGACATAGAACGCTGCATCGAAGATAAGATGAACTACGTCGCTATCTTACCGCGTTTCCATTTCAAATCAACTGTCCTAGGACACGCCTTTAGTGTATGGAGACTATTGAAGTCTTCTCGTGATTCAAGCGTTCTCTACCTATCGTTCAGCGACCAGATGGCACGCTATCATATCGCTGAGATTAATAAAACTGTTAATAGGAATCCTCAGATACAAGAGTGGATGAAGAACCGGGCACCTAAAGCCGATTACTCATTTAGATACATGGTACAGAACAAGCCAGTAGAGATAATGCACGGGGGTCTATTCTCATTCAAACGTGGTATGCACGTTAATGGAGCCTTGATTGCTGATGACGTATTGCGTGACCCTGAGAACCCTCTGAATGTTTCTCAGATTAAAAAGGTAGAAGAGCAGTTCCTTACGGAGTCTATGTTCATACCACTACAAGGTGTACCGGTTATCGTACTAGGAACTCCTATGATGCCAGGAGACTTATTAACTAAGCTTCAAGAGGATGAGCGGTTTAGGTCTCGTATCCTCCCTGCCCTTGACCCAGTGCCTGGGAGAAGGGTATTAATGCCAGAGCTTTACTCAGAGAAGTGGCTCCTTACTCAGCAGAAGGCACGACCTAAATCATTCGCATCCGAGTTTTTATTAGTGCCCCACTTCAATACTGAGTCTTACTTCAATGAAGAGGACATATTGAAAGTTGAAGATGAGAACCTACTGAATCACCCCTTATCTAGAACCTATGAGCCTGTTTTCGGTGAAGAACTCTTTGCGGGGTTTGACATAGGAAAGAAACGTCACCCCTCTCACCTAGCTATCTTCCGTAAGGTAGGAGGCTACGTGGAACAGATTCATGAGTCCTGGCTTGATGGGTGGTCATACTCAGACCAGATTGATTTCCTTAATGAGGCCGCTGAGCATTTCGGTATACGACGTGGCTATATAGATAATACGCGAGGTGAGCTAGAAGATAGAGGACTGGACAGGATATGGGAGGCTATGGTCTTCTCTACCAGAACTAAGAATAATATGGCTCAAGTCTTTGAGAAGTATGTTCACTCAGGGCAGTTTAAGATGCTAAAGAGTGAACGGCAGCGTCAGCAAATACTATCAGTGAGTAATGACCTGAAAGCCCCTGAGACTCCCCTAGGGCACGGTGACTCATTCTTCTCTGTAGCTATGGCTCTCTACGCTGCTTACGAATCCTCGCGTTACGCGGTTACTAATCTAGGTAACTTAATGGACTGGTGGGGTGACTTCGAAGAAGAAATGGATAAGAGCCCCGCAACTAGTATGGAGAAACGCTGGAACCCCAGCAAGAAAGAGTTGACTAACGAAGAGGAAGAGAGTACAATAGATTCACTGGCCTCAGAAGCGGGTACGACGCCCGACTTTACATCCATTGATTCTTTATTAGCTCAGCGAGCTAATGCGCCTAATCCCGCTTGCGAGGAGCCTGCTTGTCAGCCCGCGTTATGGGTGCCGTCGCGTAATCTCTGTTTGTACTGCCGCTTCCGAGGTTAATATATTTGTGCGTAGGGGGGATTAAAGTATGGTAGATTTAGCGAGTGTGCATAAGGTGGTAGAAGACGACGCAGTGACCCTGTCTGAACAAGCAGCAGTTGTCTTAGCGCATAGATATTTCCTTCGTGATAAAGAGAATAACTTGATTGAAGATGCACCGCAGTTGTTTAGACGGGTAGCCGATGCTGTAGCCAAGCCCGATAAGCAGTACGGGGCTTTGCCGGTTGAAGTTGAATTACGAAGTAATGAATTCTATGACCTTATGGCTGACTTTAAGTTCCTGCCTAATTCCCCTACTTTAATGAACGCTGGTACCCCTGAGGGGACTCTCTCGGCTTGTTTCGTATTACCCCTAGAAGATTCAATGGAAGGTATCATGAAAGCCGCTACAGATGCTGCGATGGTTCAGAAGTTTGGGGGCGGCACGGGTTTCGCATTGTCTAAGTTACGAGCGAGAGGAACCAACATCTCGACTACTCATGGTATTGCGTGCGGGCCTATTGAAGTCCTTAAAACCCTGTCTCGTGTCTCGTCCATGATTACTCAAGGGGGTAAACGCGACGGGGCTAATATGGCTATTATGTCAGTGTATCATCCAGATATCCTTGAGTTTATCTCATGCAAGGCTAAGGAAGGAGACATCCATAACTTTAATATTTCTGTAGGCGTAGACTCGCAGTTCATGGAGAAGGTTGCAGCTAAAGCTGATTACAATCTTATCCATCCTCATAATGGACAGGTTGCTAGTACTTTAAATGCTGCTTATGTTTTCGAGTGCATGGTAAAAGGAGCTTGGGAGAATGGTGAGCCTGGGATGGTCTTCCTGGATAGGATTAATGAGGACAATACAGTTCAGGCCACCTACGGCCCTATCATTGCTACGAACCCTTGTGGTGAGCAGCCTCTACTAGGAAACGAAAGTTGTAATCTAGGGTCATTAAATCTGGCTAACTTTGTTGATGTAGAGGCACCTAGTGTCTTTGCACACGGGAATGTCAAGTGGGATGCCCTGGAGAAGGCTACTCGTTTAGCGACGCGGTTCCTGGATAACGTTATTGATGCTAATGTATACGCGACAAACGATATTGAGACTCAGACAAAGGCCACTCGGAAGATTGGTCTAGGTCTTATGGGCTTTGCTGACCTTCTATATCAGCTACGCATTCCCTATAATACTGCACAGGCTCGCCAACTGGGAGCTAAGATTATGCAAGAGATTCAGACTTGGTCAGATGATGAATCCTTTGTACTTGGTGTAGAGCGTGGGCGCTATCCAGCTGCGCCAGAAACTGATTCCTACAGGAACGCGTGCCGTCTTACGGTAGCCCCAACTGGGACTATCTCTATGATTGCGGACACGTCTAGCGGTATCGAGCCTACCTTTGCGCTCGTCTGGACGAAGAGTAATATCCTTGATGGGAAAACTTTGTTCTATACGAACAAGTATTTCGAGGCTGTGGCACATGAAGAAGGGTTTTACTCTGAGGATTTGATGAACCATCTTGCTAATGGTGGGGCGCTAGGCAGTAGAGCTGACGTGCCTGAATGGGTGAGGTCGGTATTCGTCACTTCAATGGATATTGATGCGTCTGACCATGTCCTGATGCAAGCTGCGTTTCAAGAATACTGTGATTCAGGTATCTCTAAGACTATCAACTTCCCTAATCATGCTAGTATGAATGATGTTAGAGAGGCTTATATGTTAGCATGGAGACATAGGTGTAAGGGCATCACAGTTTACAGGGCAGGTAGTAGGGAGAAGGAGGTTCTTCAAACTGGTACACGAGATACAGAAGAACTTATTACGTGTTGTGACTCGCCCATCCTAGTGGAGGAATCGGGCTGTCAGACGTGTAAGGCGTGTGGATGGAGCGCCTGTCACATCGCGTAACATATTGCTTGGGGGGAGTAAAATCCCCCTGAGCCTCCATCAAGATAAGAGTAGTCAGTAAGTAAAGGAGGTATGAAATGGTAGGACAGTATTTAAAGACCGGAGACGACCAGTATGTAGCATCACGAGACGATGCTACGCGTACGTGGCGGATTTTAGATTTGTGGAATCCAACTATTGCTACACTAGGCCCAGAGGATGATGTCCCTGATGACGGCCCTGCGGTGCAGGTTCTTACAGAAGGAGCCTTCATTGCACTAGTAAAAGAAGCTGGGCGTACAGGAGCGATATCCAATAACGGTAGCGGCGTCGATACCAGTGCTCTTGAAGAGGAGTTATTCGAAGCATCGGAGGCTTTGAACTATGCTAACGCTAAAATCGCAAAACTAGAGTCCGACGCAGTAGAATATAAAGAGGACTTCTCTGAAATTAAAGAGAGGGCGGGTAAGTCAGAATCCTTCTTATTGAAGGAACGGGCGATGGATACTCTTCTTCGTCTTACCCTATCCGCAGACATAGATAACTTGTCAAGGTAGGATATAATATGAAGCTATCAGAATACGTACCCGAAACTACTAATCTCGCATCCCAGCTGAGTGATTTAAACGCTCAGATAGGGATGTTCCAGTTAATGAAATCTAATGGGGATACGGGGCAAGCTCCTACTATTGGGCTAGACCACGTTGTTAATACGTGGGTTCGCCACCAGATGGCCTACCGTCAGCAACTCGTACAGGACATTCAAACTATTGCTATGTCGGTCGAGGAAATTAGAGGCCCCCTGAATCATATTACCTCTGAGGTTTTCCGTAGAGGTCTGCAATGGGTTCCTAAGAACGGTGATGCTGACCCTGAACAACGCACTCGATTCATAGACTTTATGAAGGACTGTAACATCTTCGACCAGAGTTTGGAAGAAGTACTGCGCCAGTTCCACTTTGACTTGAATGCTTTGGATGACGCTTTCCTTTACTTGGCTAAAGAATACCATGTAGGAGACGATGGTATAGTCCGTTCAAAGGTGCAAGAGGTTCGCCGGTTGAACCCAGCTCTAGTAGAGTTTGACCTTGATATTGCGGGCCTACCAAAGAACTCACATTTCATGTGCCCTATTCATAGGGATGAAATTATGGAGACTATGCATACGTGTCAGACTGAAGACTGTGACTTACAGATGCAGCCTGTGATGTATAAGTACTACCATAGGAACCGTCACATTTATATGTTCGACAGCGAGATTATTCACGCTTCTAAGTTTGCTCCTTCTGAAACCTACGGATGGTCTCCCATTCTTACGATTTTCGAGAAGGCCCTTACGCTTATTGGAATGGACAAGAACCTTTACCGCTATTTCTATGAGCGGAAGATGCCAGCCAGTATGATGATGGTCTTTACCGATGACCCGGAAAGCCTGCGTCGTGAACGAGCCAGTATCGCGGCACAGACTAGAGCAGACCCGAACTTTATTCCTATGGTTGCTGTCTCCTCAAAGACCAATCGTGGCAAGGTAGATATGGTACGGCTCTTCCACACTCTTCAAGAGATGGATTACCTGCCAGTACGTGACGAGATTAGGGAACGTGTCTCAGCTATGTGGGGTGTTACACCGGCGTGGCAGGGCGCTCCTGAGGCCTTTGGTGGTCTGTCCACTCAGACTCAACAGTTAGTAGTTATGAGTCGTGTGGTCGAAGGCGACCAGCGATTAATCGCTGACAAGATTATCCCAGAGCTTCTAGAAGCCTTTGGAATCACTGACTGGACGCTTGAGCTGCCGTCTCCTGAGGAGAAAGCAGAAGCTACGAAGATTAGCTTTGCACAGCAACGAGTAGCTATTGCGAACCAGCTTAACCAGATGGGCTTTAGCGTACGTCTCCGTGAGCCTAATGTGCCGCTGGAGGACGTGGAATTCGTTATTGACGGTGAGGCAGTCTCTACCGCAATGATTCAAGGAGAGCAGCAAGCTATGGCATTAGAACAACAGATTCAGCAGAAGGAACAACAGGACGCAATGATGGCCCAGCAAGAAGGTATGCAACCAGAAGAGGGCCAGGAAGAAGGAGTGTCTCCTGAACAGCAACAAGCTATGAGGGACGCTAATGATGCCGAGGCTGAGGAGATGGATGAAAATAATGAGGAGTACCAGTACGCTAGTGACAGCCAAGATGAGGATAACGAGGATGACGAGTAATGGCAGCTACTGACAGTAATGACCCGTCTAAAGCTGCCGAGCCAGTAAGGCCTATTGACACAGAGCAGCCTCTACCGGAAAACGAACGACATTATATCGGCATAGATGACGAAGAAGAGGAAATCAAGGCAGGCCATCACGTATATACAGGAGACCGTGGGGGTCTATATATCCCTATTACGGGCCATGTCGCAAAACACAAGGAAGCTAACGAGGCCGTAGCGTACTCCTACGCCGGTAAAGAACTTTCGTTACATCCAGCTCCTAATCACGGCCCTGATGAGTTTCTGTATGAGGTAGACGGAGTGGAATCATGGCACCTTGCAAGTAATGCCCCTACTAGAATTAGTACGACTGGGAAAAGCAAGGGGAAGACGGTAAAAGCTCAGCCTAAGAAGGATAAGAACAGAAAGACCATAGCTAGACGACATGGAGTATCACTCCTTAATGGGTCTAGGGCACTGCCACCCAACGCACTTGATGTGCATATTTCTAGTGATAAGGATGCCGATGTCCAAGCTGTTTATAAAACCTCGGAGAATGGACGGAAATTCGCTATCAAAACTCCTGAAGAGGTGAAACGCTTAGAGAGTGAAAAATGGAAGAAGTTTGCACGCCATCGCTCTGCCATTGAAACCCACTTAAAGGCTTTGGGAGAGATGGACATTAAAGACATGTCCGCAGCAGCAAAGGTTATCTATGTAGCGGGTCTAACAGGTATTCGTCATGGTAGCGAAAACGAGCCCCGTACCGGAAGTGATGGCTTACCAACGGGAGAAGGATTACTGACGTTACGAGTATCAAGTATAACTGAGCTTTCAGATACACACGTCAAGCTTAATTTTAGAGGTAAACATGACCGTGACCAGGAGTTCACATATACCGACCCTAAACTAATAGCCATCTTTAAAGAGGCTAAGAACGATTCATTGGGAGGTGCTAAGAAACCTACGGATAGAATCTTTGATAAACAAAGAGCAAGCACTAACAATGAATATCTAAAAGTAGAAACAAAGAAAATCCTAGACTTAGATGAAGGAAATGAGAATAAGAACGCTGCCGCTCAGAAGAAGAATAGGGGCGTAGTGGTTAAGAACTTACGTACTTTAGTAGGTACTGCTGAGGCTGAGAAACTAGTAAAAGAAGAGATGCGAAGTATTACTAAACCTCTAAATGAAAACGAGTTTAAAGCCTTACAGGAAAGAGTAGGTCTTAAAGTAGGTATAAAACTGGGTCACAAGATAGAAAATCCTAAATTAAAAGATGAGGAAGGTAATCATATACTAGACGATAAAGGCGAGCCACAGTATGCTGACGGCATAAAATGGCGTAATCACCACAAGGAAGCTATAGAAAGTTACATAGCTCCTACGACCTGGGATGTAATAGACCGCGAGCTAACTAAAGCATTACCGAGCACGGACGAAATGCTGCGACAGATGCAGAAGGCTATACAAGACCTACAGAAAGCTATTACCCCTGACTGGCACATGAAAGGCCCTAATGAAGAACGTGATATTGATGAGTGGGCAGAGGCTCGACAACGTAAGGGAG